ATATCGCATTCTTTACTCCATGCAATACTATCTTATATACGTCATTTCTGAAAGCCTCAGCTTGCATTCTTACATGCGGAGCTGCATTTACACTGATACCGCATATTTTTTTGGTAATTTGTTCGGCCCAAAACTCTGCGGTATGACCCGTATTTTCCGTCGTTGAGACCATGATCTGCCCCAACGCAAATGCTTGATCTTTCATCCTCTGTATGGCTCTGCAGCTCTTGGTAACTCTACCGTTTCGAGATTATGTTTTTTGATCATCTGGGGTAACTCTGATCGCTTACATAAAACCCACTCGCCTTGCGGATCAGGCATGGCTACGTGAGGGTCATCTAATCTATGATAGCCGTATAAACGCTCGTGCAGTGGCACATTTTGATCGAGAAGACTGCTTCTTGGACTTACACCAACCTGTATACCACGCTCTATACACTTGCAAATCCAAAATTCAACACAAGCTCTACCAGCTTCTGCGAAATGAAGATTATGCCGATAACTGTAATCCATGCCAAACAAAGAGATTTCAGCCACCTCATGCCAGTACGCAAAAGCGATGGCAAACGGGACCGTATTATTGAGATACGCACATCGAGCCTCCTTCACGACTTCTGCGATTGGATATTCCACGAGTGAGGGGACTCTTTTATCTAATTCACAAGTATAAATTGGTTTGTCGTAAGTAGGTAATACCCTACGCATGACGTTAGTTTGATTTCCAGCATCTTCCGTATCTAGATATCGTGATGCCGGGTCCATCATAAAAGCGCGATCACAATCAAAAACAGAAATGGCACTATTGATACACCAGACTTCATCCCACTCCTTGCTGTTTTCTACTCCGATGACATAATCAATTTGTGAGTTGCCAAGACCTATTATGGCAACATGCTTGCCTTTCAAATCTTTTATTTTTTTCAAAATCAAGAGACTCCTGTTCTCAATAAATCATAACGATATTCATCTCTTGTATTCCTTCCTTCACTTAAATTCTTCATCCTAGCAACGCCTTCTTTGAAACGTGCTTCAAACTGTGCAATAACATCAGGTGGCTCTTTCAAAAATAATGCTGCCTCTATCAAAGTTCCATAGAAAAGAGGATCTGGATGATCTGTGCTCAGAATTGTTGTACCACTATCGGCCCCTGCCGTAAGGGAGTTAGGCTTGTGTAAGTAATGTAGCTCTACGGTATAATTAGAGTTTGGCACTGGCGATACCTCAAACGCTGACTCATCAAACAAACTGTAATATCGAGGTCTTCCAGTGGTAGTAGTTGTCGGTGAAAACTCTTTTAAAAACGATGGGTGCTTAAAATCCAGATAATAATAGCGTGAGCTATCGATCACGGCTAAAGAAAAAGGTGCAAAAAAATCGGTTGGTGTTGCCAGAAAACGATTACTGCTTGTCAATGTTCCTTGCACATTCTTCCTTTGCTCAGGAAGCTGTACGAGCTTAAATATGCGACTTTCAGCCTCTTTTATAAAGGTAGTAAGGTTTGTGTTGAAAGTAGTCTCAGATACCTGTAAATAGTCTTGTACGGCTGTTTTAAGCGTTGCTAGTGTAAAGCTCATGTCGTTGTCACCGTTACGCTACCGACTTGTGAAGTAATCTCAAAAGTCGTGAGTTTTGTTCCAATAATTCCAAGGCCAACATTAGTGTACACAACGAAAGCGTTATTGTCATTCCCATCGCTTGATGGGTCTGGTCTTGGATCTTTTAACGCAGTGGGATCTACGGGTGTTGGTTTTGGCATGAGTTGCGGATGTTTCGGACTCCATTGATCTGGACCTACAAGCAGACCATTCCACGTTTTCTTCATATCTTTTAAACGATATCGAAATCCTGTGATGTCACAGATTCCGTAGGCTTTCTTGTTAGAAGCGAATGCCATGATCAGGCCACATTATAATCACGAAGGTCGGGAGCCACACGGAAAGAAGCACGCTCTTCATCTTGAGATAGCGCTCTGTTAAACTCTTCCTCATACATTTGCTTTAGCATTCCGACTTTTTGTGGTGCTCTCTTGATTGCGAGATAGTAAGCAAGACCAGCCGCTAAACAAGGATAGAAGCGAAAGGGAAGGTCCATCGTGTTTACACCCACATCAGCATCTTCCATTCTTGTAAGCACATTCAAGTGTAAAGTGTACGTGCTACTCTTATCAGGCGCAGGCCAAACTGTAACCGTTGGAGAAAGCACCTTGTTGATAAAAAACTGATTAGGCTTACCCGTTGTAGATTTTGTGGAGATATGAGCATATTGTGCTCGTGATAATCTGGAAAGTGGAACATCAGTTATTTGTGACTGTATGGTTTCTCTTATGAAAACATCAAGTACATCAATCGTAGCTGTTGGGTTCGTGGAATCTATGGTGTAAGCAGTGGTATCTTTCACCATATCTATTGTTTTCTGCGCTACCGTCCACTGATTTAATCCCCTATTGGCCCACTCAGCAAGCATCAGATTAAGCGATCTTGTAGCGCTTTTCAGATCGTAACCTGTACGCAACTCTAAACCACAACGCTCAAACGCTTCCTCCACGTAATCAGCTACATCAAGCTCAAAGTCTCTACTGCTGCTCGTTGCCATCTTCTGCTCCTGCGTATAAATTATCAAATGTGACTTCTGGGTTCATGTAACTACTATCACATTCTGCGCTATGAGTCCACTGACTAGGTTTGAAATCAGGGGGTCCATCGCCACATTCCCACAGAGCTGGATTGGTTACTCTCACTCTGTTGTTCGGTAAAGCCACTATATTTCCTGTCCACTCACCTGCATCAATCAGCTCTATAACATGACTTTGCTTGTGTTGAGCAGGATCATCACTTATTGCACTATCGGTGTAGTCCACCGTAAAGTAATACCGACCTGTGTAAAACTCACCGTTGATCTTGCAAATCCAAGGTGAACTATTCGTCCGATCATACACATGTACCTGATGCCCTCTTGAAGAACAATCCCACGGCTGAATCAGTCGGGGTTCCATCGGTTGAGGCCACGCTTCAAGAGGTGTGTCAGCAACCAAAGCGTTGATGGGCATTCTTGCCCACATAGCCCCTCCGTGGACATTTTCCTCTTGCTCATCTTCGTATGTTTCTGCCCCTGTAAAAACCACCTGAAAACTCAAACTGCGGTCTGGTATACAGGTCACTGCAATCGCTAGAGCATGTAAAAACTCACCATGATATTTAGCATGGTTGTGAGTGTATTCTTTTCGTACCCAACACTTAAAATACGGAATATTGCTCTGAAGATATGCCACTATCTGCCAAACAAACCAGAGTTTTTATTGATTGGTCCACCTCTTGCCATGCCTTTGGTTTTCATCATACCGCCTTTAGCCATACCTTTGGTTTTCATCATTCCACCCTTAGCCATGCCTTTCGTCTTCATGGTGCCACCACCCTTCATCTTCATAGGCATTTTAGCCATGCCTTTGGTTTTCATAGGTCCACCACCCATCATCTTAGCCATGCCTTTGGTTTTCATGCCACCGCCTTTCATCATGCCTTTTGGTTTATGCCCTGCCATAATATCACCTCTTAATTAACTTTCTGGAACCCTTGTTTTCTTACGTTTGCTTTCCATCATAGCACCACAACCACGACCTTGTACCATGACGGTTCCACCTGTATTAAATTTTTTCAGAGCTTGAGCTTTTGCAATAGCGGTTCCTCGCGCTCTTTCGTATTTACTTATCTTCCCGTCTTTATTAAGGTCTGATTTTTTTGCATCAAAAGCAATCTCTCCTCCTGCTTTTTTTCGCAGAAGATCAGCATCCGCTTTTCTTGCACCACCCTTGCCACTAGCAAAAGATTTCACTCGACCACAAGCCCATGCGCTTGCTGGTACATTTCTACTTCCTGCCGAATAGTAAGCTCCCAACCCTCGCTTGTACACCTTGTTAAGTGTGCTGACAGACTTATTATATTTTTTTGCATTACTTTTTACGCACGCTGGAGTGCCACTACTTTTTTTTGCCACGAGCCGCCCTCTCTTTTGATATTCGATTCATTTCTGCTTTTGTAAGCGTTCCTTTCTTGTATTTCTCTGCCGTGGACTTCATCTCCGCTTTCTTTTTCTTTCGTTGCGCTTGCGTCAAGCCTTGAAGATATTTAAGCGGAGTTCCACTTTTATCTTTGGCAACTGGTGCAAATTGTCTTTTTTTAACTTTTCCTCTCGTACTCATTAGCGACCTCGACCTCCTGCTCTCCCTCTTCCACTTGCTCTGCCTCTTGCGAAAGTTTGTGTTGGCATAACTGGTGGAGGAGGCGTTACTGGTGTCGGCATAGGTTGCGTTGGCATCGGCATAGGTTGCGTTGGCATCGGATAGATGCTTGG